TCCAGCCTTTTCGGCATTCTCTGCCGCGCGCATCAAATCCTGAAAATTTGCCATTTTTGACCTTTCACGTTCCACGCAACAAAACTAAATTGTGCGCATGAGAACAGTTTTCGCGATTATATGGTTGCCGATCACCGCTTGGGTCGCGGTTGCGGTTTATACGCTAGGCGCAAACTGGTTGATCCCAAGCGCATGGCCTATACTTATCGGCGCAATCATAACTTGGCGATGCTGGAAAACAGCCCAGAAACTCGCGGGCGAGGTTACTGATATTTCTCATACAGAGACCGTTGAGCGTCATTTTCAAAACGAAAATCGCCCCCCTCGGTCGCTTCTGTAGGTGTGCCGCCAATCCGTGCGGCCAAGTCGCGCTCTTTTTGTGCAATGAACGATCTTAGCACCGCGCGCTTTTCGGATGGCGACTTGTCCGGGTCGCCCAACGTAGCGCGCAAAGTGTCGCCCTCTTTGGCTGTGAACGCTGCGCCGAAGGTTTGACGCAACAGAGGCAGAACTTGGTTGTCAACAACGGCGATGTATTCCGCCCGCGCAACAGCGCCCTCGGACGGGGGCATACCAAGTTGCTTTCTTGTTTCATCAGCCAGGACGCCCGCCTTGGTGTAAGTCGCCATTCCCGCGAGATCATCAAGTTGGTCCGCTACGGTCAAAAGGCTCGGCATATTGCGCTGCATTTCCGCAAGTTCAGACGCCGCCGTAGCTGCCGCTTTACCGCGCTCTGTGCCTTCTGCTACCGTCGCAGCGGCCTGACCGCCCGTTTCAATTTCCGCAACATTCTGGCCGGTCGTGCGACCATAGCCTTGTTCATATGCACCCCGAGACGCCATGAATTGTTCATATCGCGGCGTTCCCGGTTGTAGCCCAGCCGCCCGCGCTTGCATGTCTAGGGCGCGATAGGTCGCCGGATCTCCGCCGCCATTCAGAACAAACGACTGATATTCCGGCGTTCCCGGTTGTAGCCCAGCCTGTTCCGCGCGCCACTGCAATTCAAGAACCGCAGCGGGCAATTCAGCTCCACCTATTTGCGCTTGCGTCTGCTGCGTGTATTGCGTGTTTACCGCATCGTAATGCCGCCGCAGGTGCATTTCCGCAAGTTTCTGCCGCTCGGGCGGCTGGTTCGGGTTTGTCAGAATAGCCTCAAGCCCCGCAACGGATTGCGGCGGCAACAGGCCCGGAGGTGGCGGGGGCGCATCAGTTGCGCCCGCTTGTGCCGTGCGGGTGTCTGGTGCGCCGATGCTGCGGGCGATAGAACCGACAGAAGATGCGTAATTAGGATCAGTGGCATAGCCAGATTGCCCCAATGCTGCGACTTGGCCATCAAGATCGGGCGAGGACAGCATGGAACGATAGCGCGGGTTTTCTTTCAGAAACTGCGCGTAATCCGCAGCACTTTCGCCCATCCCGCCATAGGTGCGGAAACTGTCCTGAATGGTCACATCTTGGCCGTTGACGTGTTCCTTTGTGGAAAGTCGCGCCCCGTCACTTCTGTCGTGCGACTTGATGCCAAAGAAGTTGTTATTTGGCGCGTTTTTGCCCCATCCGGTCTCCTGCGCCGCCTGTGCAATGACAAGGCGCGGATCAAGGCCGGTTTCAGACGCCACACGCTGCGCATGGGGCCACATTGCTGTAACGAAACTTTCCTTGTCGCCGGGTGTGTAATTCGGAAAACCAAGCGCGGCGCGTGTTTCCGCGCCGATTACTTGCGGCTCAGTTGGCGTCTTGACCGGGTTAAAAGGGGGCGTTCCCCCGCCATACCGCTGTCCACCGCTTAGCATGCCGCTAAGACTGCCCCATTGAGCGTCTGCCGCTTCCTGTGCCTTGCGGGCTTGTTCTTCTTTTTCACGTTCCTGCTGGTTGCCTAAGAACGCGCTGCCCATCGTGATGGCACCCGTTCCCGATCCGCCGCGCAGAATGTCACCGATGCCGAACATAGCCAGCCCGGCGCGCTGCCCCATCGGCAAATTCTGCAAGCCACCGCCCTGTTGCGCCGCCTGCAATCCCATCAGGTCCATCAGGTTCATCACGTCACCCTTGCATAATCGACAATGGCAAAGCCCGCGATCCGATGGGACACTGCATGCGGAACCTCGTCGGCCATGACGCCGATCTGCGGATCATTGCTCCACAGATAATTGTAGAAGTAGAGATTGTGCCCGCCCGGTGTCTTGCCAATCTGACGAATGTTGCGCTTGAGGCGGCGATCCGAAAACAAGAGCGGGATAAGCGATGCAGCTTGAAGTCCGGTGCCGATCATGCTTGCGCCGCCAGGATTGCTGCTTTGCGTGCTGGTTTGCGTCCCGCCCTGCCCGCCATAGCCCAGAAGCATCTGAGAATAGCGGTCCAGCGCATCCGCCTCTTGGTTTTGCCCCTCGTAGTATTGCCGCATCTGCGCATCAATCATCGCCTGTGTCATTGCGTCTTGCTGACCGCCGACTGCGCTTAGCATTTGCGATGGTAGATATTTTGCAGATTCGATCTGCGGGGCCATGCCAGCGGCCTGCAAGGCGCGGCCCTGTTCTTGCTGATAAGCGTTGTAGTCGTAGGGCGACACCGCATCCGTCGCGGCCCGTCCGACCGTATCCATCGCCAAGGTGCTGTTGCCCATGCCGGATCCGGCGAACTGCGCCACCGCAGCCGGAACCGCAGAGCCAAGCGCGTTGTTCTTGACCGCCTCTAGCCGCTGCTGTTGCTGCTGCGGGTTCATCATGCTGGTGAGCGTATCCGCCGCCTGTCCGATTTGCGGTGCGCCCTGAGCGGCCTGCCAAGCGGTTGCCCCTTGCCCGATCTGCGACAGATCACCGAAGCCCGCCACGCGCTGCCCAGAATACGGATCAGGCGCAAAGCCGCCGCGCGCAAACAAGTCCTCACCCTGCGCAAGTGCGTCCTTGAGATACGGTTGCGCCGGTGCCCATGGGTCCGCTTTCTGTGTCGTGGTTTGCGATCTGCCGCCCATCTTATATCTCCAATACCATTTCCCGGTGCGTCTCTCGGTAGCCCCGCGTCTTGCCCCACCGAGACCAGCCCGGCCTGACCAGTGCTATGATGCGCTTTTTGCCCAATTGCCCCGCCCAGGCCCGAATTGCGTCGTCAAAGGCTTCCTTCCACTCATGCCGCCGCAGCCCCGCGCAAGCGTCGATGTTAACCGTTTCAATCCCTACGCTCGTCATGCCCAATGCCTGAAAGTCCTTGATGCACCAGATTTGCCGGTCACGCTTGAGAATATCCATCTCAAGCCCTTCAAACGTCCACCGCCCCAGGCTGCGCTGCGCGAAATTGCGAAGAAACGGCGCGATTTCGTCCCGATAGTTCATGTATTCATATGCCGGTATTCCACGGATCACGCGTAAGCCCCTTGATAGTCGTAGCCCCAGCCCGTCAGGTTTACCGCATCATTCGCCCCGCAAAGCGCCTGAATGAACGCACCGGGCCGCAGGATCATTCCATCGAACTGCGATAGTCGCGTCACGCTGTTTGCCGCCAAGGCCACCGCCACCGCCACCGCGTTCGCCGTTCCAGCCGTTCCAGCCGGAGGAACAAAATAGATCGTGATCGTGCTTGCCCCGCCCGTCACATTTGACGCGATCAGCCCGCCAATCTCGAAATCCGCCGCGTCGCCCGCCGTGTAGATCGTCGTCACCGTGGTTTGCAGTTGCGTAACCCCAAGAGGCTTGGGGATGCGGAGTTGCGTCCGGTTTTCAAGTTCCTGCCTCTGGCGTCCGGTCTGCAAGAGGCTCTGCGCTGCGGTAATCATCTTACGCCCGCCCCGGAATATCTGACCTGCACGCCCTGCGCCTCAGACCAGTCACTGCCCGCTGGCTTGATCATACGAATTGCCACCTTCTGTCCTTCGCCTCGAACCGGCGCAAAGCCGCTCCAGCCGGTTTCCTTCAATGGCGAAAACACCTGCCCGCCGCGATTGTCCCTCATCGCAATGGATATCTGCGTGTCCCAATTCGTCGCCTGAATAAGCGGGTGAACCTCGCTCACGAATGACCGCTGTGTGGGAGATGGCTGTGCCTCGCCCGTCTGCCAAGTGGCCTCAAGCGGAGACCCTGAAAACGTCGCATAATCCCCGTCAATGAATGCGGCCAAGACACGCGAACCGGGGGCAAACTCAGGATCGTCAAGCGAACCTGGGATGTTCTCCAGGTCGCCATAAATCGCGTCAAGCGCCTCAAGGCTTACGCCATCCACCTGAGACCCGACGAAACAATCAACCGAGATTGTCGCGCTGCTCCAACGTTGCTGCGCCCACGAAAACACCATGACCCGATCCAGGCCGACGCCGTTTGAACTTGGGAAAGCCCAGATTACCGCTTCATTTTCCCAATCAATCGCGCCGCAAACCTCGCCAATGCGCAACTGGTCCACGTTGTCAAAGAACCACCGATTAACCCGGCTGGTGCCGATGGGCTGAACGCTTGACCCGTCCGTGATGTAAAATCCGTCCTGCGCCAAGAAGAAGGCCAGATAACCAACCGGCACCACGCTCATCGGCGCGATACAGCCCCGATCTTGCTCGATCACGTCAGCCCGCCACACCAGCGGGGGGCCGACATAAGATAGCCGCTGAATGCCGCGCTCCTGAAACACGATAGCGTATCGACCGCCGACAATCCGCATGACCTCGCCAAACTGACTATCCAGATCGGCAAGGCCGGATTGCGTCAGCCTGTCCGTCCCCCATGTCCCTCCGGGATTGTTGAACGCAGACCATTGAATGCGGTTCGGCGCATTGGCAATGCAGCCCAGCATCAGGAACTCGCCAACCTTTGCCACTCGCTTGGCAACCGGCGGCGTCCCCGGAAGTGCAGACCACGTATCATCCGTGTCGATGTCCGACAGATATTGCGGCGAATTGCCGACGCCTGTTGCAATGACAAAATCATTAAACCGCGCGAAGTCCCAATATTCTCCGGTCGGGATGGCGGTATATCCAGACGTTGCCGCCAAAGACGTGCGCCGCGTGAATAGCTTTGTTGCCGTGCCGCCTACCAGAATGCTGTTGCCCGCGTTGTCGAATAGCTGCTGCGCGCCCTTGACCGGCCCATCCGCGCCAGCACTCACAACCGGCGCGGGGAACGGCTTGTAAGAACCGCCCGCTGCCGGAATGACGTTATCCGCCACGACGCAGCCGGGGTTCTTGAAGCTGGGCGCGCTCGGGAGCCATTCGCCAAACGGGATGTCCACAACGGGCATTATTTATCCCATCCCTTTCCACGGTTCGGGTCGCTGTTCATCATCTGCGGAACGGGTGGACGTGCGCCCATGCCGCGCCGTTCGGCAAATCCGACCGGCAGGTTCTGACGACCCATCGGCATCGGTCCCGGCCCCATTCCAGCGCCTTGTTGCATCTGCGGCATTTGCAGGAATGGCGTCTGCCCAAACATCGCCTGCGCAAACGGCATTTGCCCCTGTTGCGGCTGTGGCATTTGCGGGATGCCCGTCTGAGGCATTTGCCCCGACATCAGCATTTGCAGAAATGGGTTCATGGCATTACCTCAATCATGTGACCGCAGCCGCCTGCTGGACGCCTTCAGCGTGTATTCACCCAGAACAACCTGATAGGCCGACAATTCCTCTGCCGCATAGACCTGCGCCCGCTCGTTATCCCGCAGATACTTGGAACACACGCGCCGCGCCGTACTGGCCTCAATCAATTCATTCGCCTGATCAAACCAGATCGACGTGCCGCTGTCGCTAATCGGCACAGTCGGCTTGACCGTGCCCGACCAGTAAACCAGATGTTCCGCTGCCGGTGTCGGCCAGATGCCGATCTGCCCCGCATAGAGCGTGTAATACTCGGGTTGGCCCTGCGGCGTGGATCCTTCAAACATGCGCTCGAAATGCATATAGGGAACATAACTCAGAGGCTCGTTCAACCCGGATGCGCCGGGATTTTCCCGCATATAGTGAATATTGATGATGTTATTGACGTTCAGCATGGTTCTGCCACCTGCCGCCTGATCGCCATCGCCTGTCGTGATATCGACCGTCGAATACCATGTTTTCGCCGCCACCAGCGTCAGCGTCCCTCCGCGCCATTCCGTCAGGTGAATGGGCTTGCGGTTGTAAAACCGGATGCTGTTGCGGATTTCTTCCTTGATTTCGCTCGCAAGGTCCGTAATCGCCGTGGCCGCAGCGTTAACCCGGCCAAGTTGTGTCGCAACCGTCAGCGCAATGTCAGCAAGTGTCGCCATCCTGCAATTCCCTTGCTATCGTTTCGCGCTTCTTGCGGTGATGTGGTGCCTTGCCGAATTTCGCCTTGTATTGATCTTCAAGGCTCATTTCCGGCTCTGGAGTAGACAGGGGCGACGTTTCCGCCGCCCTCGCCCATATTTGTCTGCGGCGCATCAGTAGCCGCCCTTGCCGCCCATGCCGCCCTTGCCGCCCTTGCAGCCTTTGGCAACTTCTTTCGGCGCTTCCGAATTGACTTGCTTACCCATTATAGCCTCCTTTACGCGACTTCGCGCACGACATAGGTCACATAGACCAGTGCCGCGCCCGTAGTGCTGTTGGTGTTGGTGATTGTCGCAATGGCTTCGGCAGGTTCGGAGAAATACTTGTTTGCCGCCGAAACGACATCCCCCGCAATATGCCCGATAGCCACGTCGAGACCGAGAATGGTCTCGGTGAACGCATTCGGATCGGCGGTGTAGCCTTCTTCCGAATTGCGAAACCCGAGATCAACCGCCTCAATGCCGATCCCCGACCAGGGCGCGAAAACGCTCACGCCCGAACCGATAACCGCCGCACCTGACGGAAGCCAGCCCAGCGATACCGTCGCTGCGCTGTTACTGTCGATGTAGGCCGTAAGCGTATGCACCATATTATGGTGATACACTTGGCCCTTTCCTGCATTAAGACCCATGATCAGGCCCTCCTTACGAGGTTACTGCGGGAATGGCATACGTGGAAACTACCACCGTGCCAAAATCTTCCGCATTCGTTGAAGAGTTGTTCTCAGGCACATACTTGGTCTTTTTGAGGCCAAAGATTGAACCTGCGGCAACACCGAACTGGTTGCCATAGTCGAACATTTCCTCGTTCCACGTGTAACGGGTTGCCCCGTTGCCCGAACCGAAGGCAATGCATACCGCCTGCGCACCGCACAGAACCGCACGCCGCGCAGTGGTAATCGCAGCACCGGTCGAGGAGTTAACCCCAGTAGTGACACGGCTTGCCTTGTGCAGCACGACGCCATTGTAGATGCCCAGAGCCCCGGTAAAAATCGGGTTGTCGCGGACATCACCGCCTTGCATCGCCGCCTTCTGAATATCAAGCCACTGGCCCGACGCAGTGTTGGTGCGCAGGTCGTGAACTTGATAGTCATGCAGGAACATGCAGTAGTAGTCATTCCCCTCATGACGAATCGGGCGAATTAGCGGGCCGGTGCTGGACGCAATCGACGCGGTTTCTGCCTTTTGACGGGCAATGTCGATCAGTTCCAGCGTAAACGTGTCAACAGCGCCCAGGCCTTGGTCGTTCGATTTACCGCCAGCCCAGAAAATGCGGTTTGTGGACGGCGCAATCGTGGCGTTGTTGCCGGTGAAGCGCGTATCCGTTACCGCAGTGTTGCCGCAAATCTGGTTGAAAAAAGAAACCGTTATGTTCAACGCGGCTC